CGACACTGTCATCGCCGGCAGCGATGATGTGGATACCAACCACGTCGATAGCGTGTTGGAACCAAGCCGCCAACTGCGCGGCCGTGCGACCTGCCCCATAAGTAAAGCCGACAATGTAAGGGATGCCGTCAAAGCGATAAGCCGCGACCGGCGCATTCCACATGTAAGCTTTGATCTTCTCCGACGCCATGTAAACAGACGGCCCAAGACGGACCGCCAGGCGCGGATCGACCGCATGAATGGGGCGAGGGACCCAACCAAATTTGAGAAGGACCTCATCACACTTGATGTTAATCTGAACGCCTCGAGTTACATTCGAGTGCTCATTCACATCTGTTTGGAGATTCGCATCCAACGCAGCTAGATAACGCTTGCGTTTGGCCGGGTCTGTATGTGCCAACCAGTGTGACACGGCTTCCTCTGTACCAACCATTGGAAGCTGCGGAACAGCCCAAGGGTTACGCCAAGCTGGAGCATTGATAAGATCAAATCGATGATCAAAATCAATGTCGCCCGGTTGGACAGTGCGGAGCCAGTCTGGCTGCACATTGTGCTTGGTATTGGCGCCTATCAACATCGAATACAAGTCACCACGGCGGATAGCCAAAGCCTGGCGGAACGCCATTCGCTTGAACACACGCATCCAACGGCCACGCGTAGAGCGGTGCGGTATAGCACGCGCTAAACGGTAGTTGACGAGATGCTGGGTGTTCATGGGACTGTTATCGGGCTTATACATAGGAGCGTTATGCCCGATAGTTCGATGGTACCCACGCGCGTCAAAGCTACCCTCATTTGCGAAGACAAGGGGTCCGCTAAGACGCACAGTGGGATCACGATCAGGTACGGACGTAGGGTACGCAGTGCAAGCGGGGACGAACACATTATCACCAAGAGGCGAAATGCCGACCGTGTCATCAAACACGAAAGGCAATGCATCCCGGTAATAGTGATTGTCGAACTTCTCGACAGGGGTCTCCGCGCGCCAAAAGCGTTTAAACAGAGCCAAAAGCGCACCCAACCACGCACCGAAGCTTGAAGCCATCGGCACAAGGTCAAGCGGCGTACGCACTGTGCCACTGGTTGTGTGTCCCTGTGCCCAATTACGGAGCACTGAGGCATTGTGACCCGAATGAAGAATCACAGCCAACCACAAAGGCAGGCATGCGAGGACCTGATGCGCGACAAAGCGCGCAGCAAGTGCTCGTGCAAAGCCTGCAACACTGAACGAACCAGCATAAGGAGCAAGATCGCCAACAGCAATAAATGCGCTGACAACACTCGACCCAACCGGCCCGACCATGCGTTTCAAAAGCTCTTCGACAATAGGCTGAACGAGGACTAATCGCACATGGCGTGAAAAGCCATCATCCTCCCCATGTCGAATTCGACGTGGTCCACGACCCATGTTAAGCTGCTGAACGACGTCGCCTGCAACAGCAGCAGGATCAACGCTTCGAACAGCGGCCAAGGTGTCTTTGCAAAGCAACCCATGATAAACATGGCGCGCAAACCCTGCGATCTGAACGCCAATACCATTAATAGCGTTGGCGCCCTGGTCAACAAGAGAGTGGGCGGTGGCACGGAGATGCGTGGCCACGATCTTCGCCTTCGTCTCTGACAAGCCATTTAAAGCTCTGTCAATCAACGAATGGGCCTTGGCACGCAATCTGGATGGACGATAAACGTCCAAATCAGCGGCCATGGGTACACGTGAGCGCCAATAGTACATAGCATACGCTGCGACCAAACCAACAAACAGGACACGCCACCACTTCCAACCATCAGCAGCCATTGGGATATCCATCCCGGCTTCTGAATCGTTGTAGCGGCGGAAGTGCTCAGCGTTGGAGGCACGCATAGCGAGAGCCATGGAGGCGTCACCTTCAACCCCGAAAGTCATGGCAGCGAGGGCAAGGTCACGACGATAATGCATGAACTTCAAGGGGAAACGGGTTGACACAGCTCTGAACGCCTCATCCAAAGACAGGAAACGGTTAATTTCCTTCTTGAGTGAGTTGTAACAGAGAGGCGTCTTACGACGGTCCGAGATGAAGTCCTGAGCCATTTTCAAGTGACTGCGCTTGACGTAAACTTCTTTGCGCGGAAGACCAGAGTCGACATATATCGCCCACCAGTGCACAATCTCGCGTACCAGAAAGTCGAGATAGAACCCAGTACCAGACTGGATAACCTTCTCAACGTCAGGAACGTTCAATTTCAACACCATGTGGTCACCTGGAGCCACGACGCCCGAACGAACGGGCAACGCGACACCAGTCGGCACAAGTCGAATCTCGAGCGCGTCATACAAATGAGCACACTCTTTCTTCTCAGTAAGGGTCCACGTCTTAACAACGCTCCAAACCCAACCAGCAATGGAGCCATCGACGTGCATGCTATCACACACGTCGTGCTCCGGGTAGGGCGGATTGACGGGGTCGGGGAACCACGTGACGTTCTTTCCGTCACGACACCAGACGGCACCACCAATACTCCCGAAGATGTCGCGAAACGCGTGGCCAGCCCATATAATATGGTCATAGCCATGCGCGGCGAGAGCACTCGGGGAGCAAGGTCGCG